CCTGTCCATTCAGGTCATATTAAATTGATTAATAGCGCAAAACTATTGGGTGATATTCTTATAGTGGGCATCAATTCAGATGATTGGTTAATTAGAAAAAAAGGTAAGTTTTTCATGCCCTGGCATGAAAGATATACGGTCATTTCCAATCTAAAAGCAGTGGATTATGCCATCAATTTTAACGATGATGACGGTACTGCATTACACCTTCTTAAACTCGTGAGACAAACATGGCCGGATGATCATATCATTTTTGCCAATGGCGGCGATAGAAATACTTTAAATAATAATGAAGCTAGTTTTGAGGATGACAACTTTAACTTTGCTTTTGGTGTGGGCGGAAATTATAAAAGCAATTCATCATCTTCTATATTAGAACAGTGGGAAAATAAATGAAAAGAATTCTTTATGTCGTGCATAGATACGCTCCTTATCCCGGAGGATCAGAAAATTATGTTCGTGACATGGCAGAGGAAACTGCTGGCAGAGGACATGAAGTAGCAGTGTTTACTGCAGAACATAAAGGTGATTGGAACGGTATCAGAGTATCAGGTGATCCTCAGATCTTATTAGAGAATTGGGATCTGATTGTTGTTCATGGTAGCGGAGTAAGCGCACAAGATTTTGTCCATCAAAATTCTTCTGTGATCCCGTCTGATATACTATATATGCTTATATTGCCGTCTCACACCCCGCTGAGCCTGCAGGCATTGAAGAACAGCAAGTATGTCGGATGTTCTTCGTTAGCTGATTGGGAACATGTTGAGAAATATGGCGTGTCAAATAAATCTGTTGAGATCAGACATAGCATAAATCCTAAGATATCTATTGGCAAACCCGGATTCAAAGAAAAGTACGGTATTACGACATCTAAGATGTTCATGTCTGCAGGCGGGTTTTGGCAGCATAAAGGATTTGAAGAATTGATCGATTCCTTTAATAAAACGAATCTTACTGATACAACTCTGGTTCTTACAGGTTATGATAACAGAAGCAATCTTATGCCAGCAGCAACTGAGTTCGTCAAACCGTTCCTCATCGATGATAGGGATGATGTCATGTCTGCTATCAGTGAAGCAGATCTCTATGTCTTAAATTCATATGAAGAAGGTTTTGGTCTGGTGCTTCTTGAATCGATGTTAAATAATACACCCTGGGCTGCTAGGAATATTGCGGGTGCAGCTACTATGAGAGAATACGGATTCACATACGACACTCAAGATCAATTGATCGAGTATATGAAGAATTTTAATAAATTGGGTTTAATTTCGTCTGATGAGACATATGATTATGTCGTTAACAATAGGATGATTTCAAATACAGTAGATGATATCATGAGTTTATTGAAATGAGCAAAAATGTTTTGATTACAGGTGGTGCAGGTTTTATTGCTCACCACCTGATAAACCACATACTCAACAATACAGATTGGAATGTTGTTAGCCTTGATCGTTTGGATTTCTCAGGCAATCTGAACAGGCTACATGACCTCATCAAAGACAATCCAAACAAGCACAGACTTAAGATCGTATTTCATGATCTTAAGTCTGCTATTACTCCTCTTACTGCTACTCGTATCGGCGCCCCTGATATTATTCTTCATCTGGCCGCTGGCAGTCATGTTGATCGCTCAATTGATTGTCCCATGGAGTTTGTCCTTGATAATGTGGTTGGAACCTGTAACATCCTTGATTTCGCTCGTGGATGTAATGGTTCCTTAGAGAAGTTCATTTATTTTTCCACAGATGAAGTATTTGGTCCAGCTCCTCCTGGGATTAACTATGATGAGTATGATCGTTATAATAGTACAAATCCTTATTCTGCAACAAAAGCAGGCGGCGAAGAGTTGGCTGTTGCATATCGTAACACATATAAACTTCCTATTATAATTACTCATACGATGAATGTGTTTGGTGAGCGTCAGCATCCAGAGAAGTTTATTCCTTTGTGTATTAAAAAGATCAGAGATGGTGAGAATGTCACCATTCACAGCGATCCTTCTAAGACAATTCCTGGAAGCAGACATTACATCCATGCGGTAGATGTTGCAGAAGCTATTATGTTTATATTAGATAACGTGGATGATAAACAATATGATATAATTCCCAAGCTCAACATCGTGGGTAAACAAGAAATAAATAATCTAGAGTTGGCGCAAATTATTGCTGATGCTCAGGGTAAAGAGCTAAAATATGTCATGTTGGATTTTCACTCTGCTAGACCTGGACATGATCTTAGATATTCTTTGAGCGGTGAGAGAATGAAAAATCTAGGATGGGAACCCAAGATTGATTTAACTGAAAGAATTAAACAGGTGGTAGATTGGACTCTTAACAGGCCAGATTGGCTTATTACCTAAAGGATAAATGATGTTAAAATATATCGCTGCTTTATTACTAATGACATCAGCTGTATATGCAGCTGATCAACTACCTCCCAAACCCACTGAGTCCTGTAAGGTTCAGATACCTCACGGCATGCCTGTGACTGATGAGAGCAGCGATATAATCATCTGCCGGACGGGTTACATACTGGCACATGATATCGATGCTCGTATCCCTGACTGGGTGGCATGGACACTGACTCCAGAACGTGTCATCGGTTGTATACCCAGGACAGATGCTTTTGCAGCAGATCAATCTATTCCCGAAGATCAGAGAGCAGAACTGACAGATTATGATCGTTCGGGTTATGATCGGGGACATCTCGCAAACAATGCAGATCTCTCCTGGGATGCACAAGCACAGAAGGAGAGCTTCCTGCTGTCTAACATGAGCCCTCAGCTCCCTTCTGTCAATAGAGGTGTATGGAAGAATCTCGAGCAAGCAGAACGTGCCTGGGTGTACGCCAGCCAGCATTCGTTCACTATCTATGCAGGTAATATATATTCTAGTGATAGCAAGACTATAGGATCGAATAAAGTAGTTGTCCCTGATTTCTTATATAAGATTTTAGTTGACAATGTTACAAAAATGTCGTATTCTTTTATAATGCCTCATAGGAACGGATTAGATTCCGATTTTACGAAGTATCAGACGACTTTATTTGATATAGAGACAGTGTCCGGGATGATATTCCCCGTTCCTGACGATAAGATGAAGATCAATACAGTACCTACGACAGATCTCAGATCTTACGCAGACAAAAAGAAACAAATCTGCAAATAATAAATAAACAATCGTGTTTTTATAGAAATAGAAGATACGAGAAGCAAATAGAAGACTCTATTTGTCAACCCTAAGGAGAAGAAATGAAGAACCTAATATTGGCACTGGCAACAGTGCTTAGTATCGGTGTTTCTGCATCATCGGCTTTTAGTTTAGATAAACAAAGTCAAATAGCTCAACTACAAATTCTAACAATAATACAAGCAGAAAAACACGGAGTTCCATCTGACCTAGCGTTAGCTTTGGTTAAGATAGAATCAGGATACAATCCCAAGGCTAGAGGTTCATCAGGAGAATATGGCTTAGGTCAAATCCTTTGTGGAACAGCAAAGTCCATGGGATATAAAGGCAAATGTTCTGGACTACTTGATCCAGAAACAAACTTAACCTATTCGATGATCTATCTTAGAAGGGCGCTCGATCTGTCCAATAATGATAGGTGTCATGCAGCTACTTTATATAACAGAGGTTTAGATAATAAACCTAAAAGTTCTGCATATTGCAAAAAAGTGCTTGCCTCTATAAATTGATATTTTATGCTGGGAGTCTGACAAACTCCCAGCAATGATGGAGGATCGTATAATGGTAGTACTAAGGACTTTGAATCCTTCAATCTAGGTTCGAATCCTAGTCCTCCAGCCAGTATCCTAAAGGTATAAATAATGTTTTACATCTATCCAGAAAAGGATCTTCCAATGGAAAATACATGGGGTTATCATCTTCTTCTTGATTGTGCTGCTGGTGATAAGCAGTTAATTACTTCTAAACAGAACATCAGAGAATTTATAACACATCTAGTATGGGAAATTGACATGGTTGCCTATGGGGAACCCTGGATCGAACGCTTTGCAACTCATGACGAATCGAAATCTGGCATCAGTTTCTGTCAGATGATCGAGACATCCAACATCACAGGTCATTTTGTCGAGAGCGATGGTAATTTTTATCTTGACATCTTTAGCTGTAAACCGTATGATGCAGATACAGTATTTGATCTAGTGGATCATTATTTTAAACCAAACAAGATCAAGCATCACTTTATTTCTCGTGATGCATAAGTAATATAGCGCGGTAGTGAAACAGTATCACAGCGGTCTCATAATCCTCAATTCTAGGTGCAACTCCTAGCTGCGCAACCACTAAACAAGGGTGACATATGAAGATAGAACATGCTTATATCCTTTACATCGATACTCCTGATGCTGTAAAGTACATGGAGGAATGCAAGGCATCCTGTGAAGAACACGGGATTCCTGTGACGCCTTTCCTGGGTCTGAAGCTTCCGACAACAACAGAGACCATCCTCGACAAGTGGGGATTCAGGGTAGATCCT